AATATTAACTAATTTGTTTTCCTCCATTTACCCGTGGAGTCAACTTAGTTCTTCGGGTTTGGCGGAGTTATACTCCTCCGCCATGAGTGTTGTCATTGGAGTGTCCAATGATTTAACAACTTAGCTTACGAGCTATACGTTGAGCCATCGCCGAGCGAACCTACAATTCCGTACCAGCCCGAAATACCGTATGCGTATACGTCTGCTACCTTAGCATACATAACGTCAGTATCTTCATCTTCCCATGCTTTAACTTCAAAGTTCTGAAGCTGTTTAAACTTCAAGAGCTTCTTAGCAAATGATGGGTCAATTAAGAAGTATCTCTTGTCATAAGTTACCCTGTCAGTAGAAGTTGTTTCACCTCTATTGTAGGCAAATCTCCATGAGATATATGGGTTAACCAACACGTCTACATTCCTACCTTTGAAGTAGTTTACTGATTCGTCTACACTTCCAGGAATCTTATCACACTCTGCTATCTGTAATGCTACCTCCCTATTATAAGGAGTTACCATTAACATAAGCTTACTCTCTAGTCCGATGTTAAGAGGAATACCCTTGTTGGAGAATACCTCATACATAACATCTTCTAAGTCCTTTAATGCATCATAAGAAAGTTCGTCCTGAACTCCGTCCAAGAATGTGTTTCTCTGAGCTGCCCCACCATCCTTTCTAGGATGCTGAACAGATATAAGTGGCATTCCGTCTCCGTATGTCACTGTAGGGTCAAATGCTTTTCTAAATACTGAGAAGGCATTTATATCTCTACCCTGAGCTGCTTTTCTAGCAAGCTCTCTTGACATTTCCTCAGCCTGAGCGATACTATACTGGTCTACTTTGTTAAGTAAACTAGAAATAGCCATCTTTCTCTTATAGGTGTTAAGCTCATATCTCCATGTGTACCCTATTAAGAGTTCATCTTCTGGAGATGATGCTGACTCACCTACTAGCTCTGGATAGTCAATCCCAGACCAACTCGAATCATCCTCGTAAAGTCTATTTGTGGTTTCAACAGAGAAAACCTTGTTTAACAATGTTTTAACCATTGCTGAATCAGCTTCCTCCTGAATCCAAACCTCTACTCCTGGTGCGGTTAGTTCTGGATATTTTCCTGTTATCATAGCCATTGCTATCTAAAAATCAAAATTAATTATTAAGCTTTTAAAGCTCCGTTAATTTGGTTTAAGCCAACTTAACATCTACAAAATTACCCTTTCCAGGCTGTCCTGCTATTACAAACTGTGTACTAGTACCACCAGTAGTGCTCTCATCAAGCTTTCTTGGGTCTGTGGTTAATACACTGACTTTGTAACCAAACAAATTAGAACCAGTTGTGGTTCCTAATGTTGCATCCATCTCTGCCCTTATAGTATCCTTAGGCAATATAGGCTCTACTAGAGCCTGTACCTTCTTGTCGGTTAAGTTATCAGCAGATGCGGTATATGATACCCCATCAACTAATGTACCGTCAAACTGACCAGAAAGAGCATTTTCTAAAGGTGTGCTACCTCCGTCTGCGACAAACCCCATACATATTCCATAAATAGGGTCGTTCACTGCGTCAGCACTCTCAACACCTCCAGGGACCACCTTAACAATACCACCTTTATAAACGGTTGCACTGTTTATGATAGGCCACTTCTCTAATGGTCTGCTAGATGCACCATCTGCATATTTTATAATTTCCATTATATACAAATGTGTTAAATTATCTATTTCTTTGTGCCAATCTCTCGGCGTATTTTCTTCTTAACTCATTGACTGCTTCTCCTTTGAGTCCCTTTCTCTGGGCTTCTGCTTGGATGAATGCCTCGTCTCTGGGCGGAAGCTTTATTGTCTCTTCAGACCTGGCACTTCCACCAGCAATTCCTCGGCTTATTCCACCAACCATAGTGTCCCGGACCCCCTCGTTATAGCCCTCGTCTATGAGTGATTCAGGTTCTAAAAGTCTCTTTCTTGCAACTGCCAAAGCCTCAGCAGGTTTGTAGCCAAACTCTTGGTCTAACATTGCCGCCGTTGCTCTTATAGATTCCTGTACTAGTGGAGGAAGTTTTTTATTCTCCTCTCTACTAAAGAATTCTCTAGTTGCATTAGCCTGTTCTTCCCATCTCTCTCTTTCTTGAGAGTCCAGTCTGTTCATCCATGCCTGCCTGACAGGGTCTTCCTGTCTAGGTATCTGGTCCAAGGATGGAGCTGGCGTACTGCCGGTTTGCTCTGTTACCGCATTATTGTTCTTATTAAGAAGCTTAGAAGGTGCTATCTGAGTATCATAGATATTCATATAGTACTCCTTTTCCTGCGGAGAGAGCCCTTGCTCATTGATAAACTCCTCGTAAGTTTCTCTTGTTTTAGTGATTTGAGCTAAAAGCCTTTGCTGATGTTCCTCAGCTAATTGTTTATACCTTTCAGCCTCCTCTTTTAAACGAGCCGCCTCTTTGGAGCTATCACTGTACCTTTTCTTCCAGTCTATGTTTTCGACTTCTTGAGATAAATTAGCATTTTCCTCGTTACCACTCTCAAGTGTGGAGGAGGACTCTGTAGTGGCCTCTGGAGTTACTGTTTGTTCAACAGAGTCCATGGCCTGCTTTTCTACTTCTGCCATTTTAATTTGTTAAAGAATTTAATTGTCCATAAGGGCTATTGTCACCGTCCGTACTCGCGAGTTTACGGCCAGTACAATAGCCTTTATGGTTACTATAGTATTATACTACAGGTCCATGTTAATTGTCAAGCCCCTCTCTTATTTTTTCTACTTCTTGTATAAACCAAAGTAGAGCACCAGTACCAAATTTGAGCTTGTTTGCAAGAGCTAACATCTTATCTTTATCTTCTGCTGGCGCTATCATTATCTCTCTTTCTGTCTCTAACACAAATGTGTTTACCATATCTTTTACTAATGGCCACCCTTCGGTCTTTGCCATCTCTGCAACCTTCCTTCTATTCTCTTTTATTTCCTCTTTAGTATATTTTTCCATTACTGGTTTATTAAAAATTTAAATTACATTACCATTCCACTTGAAATCTGTCCAGTCATATCGGCCTGGGAAAGGTTATTTGGAACTGGCATACCACTTCCTGTTGGGTTAGGAAGTCCTCCCTCTCCATTTACTGTTGGAATTCCGGGCTGTCCAGTGACTGGCATTTGTGTTTGTGGCTGTACTGGCATTCCAATATTTGGTTGTTCCTGCGCCACCATCTGTTGATTAACCTGTGTTATTGCATCTGATTCTGAAATAGCAGCATCAGCAGCCTGGTCTGCATAAAGGTTATCTATTCTCAAATGCTCTGTTAAGACTTTTCTATATTTCTCTACCGAATCTGCCAACATTAATATCTGTGGGTCTTGTGTCTCTTTCATCATAGCAAACTCAGGCTGAGATACAGCGTCATTAACCCTCTTCAACTCCATTGCGTGTGTATATCTATGTGCTACTGGCTCTCCTGGCCTTCCAGGGACTATAATACCCTTCTGCATTTCTTCCTGTTGCTTCATAGCCTGCCTTACCTCCTCTATCTTATCCTCATCATCGTCTATTAAGAGGTCCTGGTCAGACATACCCATTTCTTTTAAGTACCACTTTGTAAGTTTTCTAATATCTATAACTGGGGTTATACCATCTTTTCTCATAACTCCTCTTTCTCCTGCTAATTGTACAAGCTGTGGCAAAATCTCTTCCGCCTTTCTCATCTTAAATGCCTGAGATATAGGTGATACAAAGTCTGGATTTATATAAACCCTAGGCTCCCCTTCCCATTTAAACATCTCCTTTTCAAGGGGAATTATCTTTGCACCCTTTATTTCTCGTGTGTTATAGTTTCCATTCTTGTCTTTATAAAGCTCCATGTCCTCAAGCCTCAGTTCTCTCATTTGTTTCTTATCAAACTCCAGAGAGGCTTTCTTACTTGGCTTGCTATAAAACTGAGAAACCCTGCTTATAAGTAATCTTCCCCAATCAGTCATTCCAAACATAAGGTTGTCAGCATACATATTCACCATGTCGGAAATATTCTCCTTCATATTCAGTGTGTTTGTTGCTGGGGTTGAAGACATTGGTAGTACCATTCCCTGAGGGTTAACACCAGTATTCATAATAGCTTCGTCCTTTAGCTCTTCACTTATTCTAAACGAATCAAATGGAATACTTGGCAAATCTAGTGGTCTAACCTGACTTACATCACCAACCTTAATAAGCATATTAGGTTCCATCCTATCCCACTGGTCATCAACATCTCCAAAGATAGTTGCACCAACAAATGTAGGCGGATTAGTAGCAAACTTAATTCTGTTCAATCTTGCATTTCTAATTGCAGAATCCTCAGCAGCCAACTGAATTGTTACATCTCCAGCACTCATTCCATAGAAACTCCCAGGATGTCTTATAAAGTGAAATGCTACAAAAGGAATTTGTTTATCTATATAAGGAATGGGTCCTTCTTTTAGAAGTATATCTTCATAAATAATAACCTCCGAATCTGTCTCTACATTGTAATAGTATATAAGCTCTCCATAACCCTTTTCTGCATCTCTAGGAGGCCTGAAGAATGGGCTACTGAAACTCTCTGTATTTCCAACATTATCAATTTTATCTAGGTTCTTTATACTAGCATCTCCCTGGAACATTAGTTTTACCTGCGCAGGGGTTACGTATAAAATTCCAGCGGCATCAGTTGCGGCATGACTAGTGCCATGTAAATACTGGGCGTTAGGGTCTATATAAAAATCCCTTATATCCCAAGGAACAAAGTCTATGTCTTCAAAGTCTACTATAACTTTCTTCTCAAACTGGGGTTCTGGTATTAATCCGTTCTTTAAATCCTTCCTTTTAATATCTATATCCTTTGGAAACATTACCTCCCTTGTCCTAATCGTATACGGAATGTACGCTATGGAAGTTCCAAATATTTTAGCCCTCTTAGAAGTGTCTAGAAACTTATATCTTACATCTGTATTCCTTCTAAGGTAATCGTCTATCATGTATTTATAAACAAGTGCCCTACCCTTCTTTTCATCCTCTTCATTTCTAGCTTCGACCAGGAAGCTTATTGCCTGCCTTCTCTCTTTTGCATCTAAGAACGCTATTGTCCTATAGGAAATACTGGATTTAAGATTACTCTCCCAGTTATCCGTATCGTCATATTCAGCCCACATGAGGTAATCCTTTTCCATTAAATCCCAGTGCTTATCCCAACTTCTAGAACCATCAAAATTTACAAGATTACAAGAGTTCTGCCTAGCATTGTACATCTGTTGTATTCTGTTCTTTACCTTTCCAACAATCTTCCACTCGTACTTATTAGACCAAATCTTGTAATTACTTACATAATCTTCAGCTGGTCCATCTAGGTAGCTCTCTAAAGTAATAGCTTTTGACTTACTCATGTTTTTATATGTTTAACTCAATCTTATATTCTACACTTTTTTCTCCTCAGTGTCAAGTGTTTCGTCTAAAATCACTGGTTTATAGTGGTGAGTGACTTGAATTGACTCAATCTCTCCATTAATTACCTTGATAACCACCTCTCCGAACTTTAATTTTTCAAATATTCTGTCGAGGTCTTGAAGTTTTACAGAACTAGGGAACGACGATTCCCCTAGTTCTATTACTTCATACACGACTTCATTAAGCTTTGGCTTCTTCATCTTTAACCTCCTTTTTATCTTTTCTTGATTCTCTCTCTTTAAGAATCTTTTCATCTTCTTCGTTTTCTGGAATATACTCCTCAGCAACTAACCTATGAACATAACTCTCTTTCTTTCCAATAGTTCTCCCTTCACTATCCTTTATCCTCGTATACTTCTTATTAAAGACACCTTTTAGATATTCCCACTGGGGCTCTGTAACATCTGCAAACATTGTTGCCCTTTTAAGGGAATCTTTAGTCTCTTCGTAAGGAGGAAGTACTACCATAATCCCAGCAGCCTTCTTAACCTCCTGTTCTCTAGCAATATCCTTTTCATTTAACAGGTCATTAGTTGCAAAAGCGTCTGCTTGTTCTTGTGTCCAATATTCCCTAGGAATATAAAACTTAATTGTTAATTTATTTCTAAGCTCGTCTAAGATTTGTTTCTTAGGTTTTGGCTCCAGGGTCTCTTGTGTCTTCATTACAGACCTTCCCCTGTTAATTACTTCTACCTCTTTAGAGGTAAACTTGTTCCATCCTATCTGGAACTTTGCTGTAGCTTCCCTTAACTTGTCTTCTGGAGCCTCATCCAGATTCGTTATATGACACTCTAGGGCTAGCCGATTGTTCTTTATACGAACTTTCATATAAATATAAATAATAATTTAAATACGTTAATAACCCGTAATCGGGTTTCTTACACGTCTAGTATGTTTAACGACATACTGGTCTCCCACAGGGCTGTGGTATTGAATCACATATCTGAGGGCGTCCATTGCATCGTCAAATATCTTTCTAGGAGCGTCTTTTCTTTTATTAGCAAGCCTCATCATTTCATCTACTTCAATAGCGCTATCGTCGTAACCATACCAAGAATAGTTTTCAAATTCCCTTATAGTATTTACACAGTTTCTACATACAAATAACTTTGGTCTATTTGTAATTGGGTCTATTTGCAATCTCTTTCTAACCGCACTTATTCCTTCGTCTACACTATCAGAGCCTTTAAGCGTAGGAGTAATATAATAACCCTTAGATGCATAATCCAATATTGTTTGTTTAGCCTGACTGTCACCTATTCTCTTTACCCTCTTTTTTATTAACGGCATTGTCCATTTATCCTCTTTAGCAATAAGTGCACTAATATGCCTGTCTGTTGTCCATTCGCTCTCATAATGTTCATCTACCACGTAGGCCGCATCTGAAACATGGTCAAACATAACAAAAACAGCAGCTGTCGGGTGAGACGCACCAAAGTCTATGCCAATCTCAAGCGTCCACCTGCTGGGGATATTCTTTGGCTCTATTGGGTCTATTACATGGGTATCCCTACTAAACTCTTTGTATACCAAACCACTTCTCTTTTTAAATTCTGCCTCATACTCTTGAGAATATAAGTCCTCCCCAATCTCTCTTTTTGCCGCCTCAAGTTCTTTCTCTGTAATGTAAGGGTTTACTTTTGTTGGCATCTTCCAGCATTCCCAGCCTTCATCTCTATGAGATTGTGCATAGTCATATAACTCAAAGAAGTGATTATATCCACGAGGAGTGCTTATAAAAATTGCCCATCCCTGT